TTTTAATTTCAAAATACATTTTAATTTATTCTGTTTCTCCTTTTACTACTGGAACAAATATTGGATTTAATAATGGTTTATCTGAATGAGAAAAATCTTTGCGAGTTCCAATTGATCCAACATCTTCTTTGTATAATCCTTTTGTATTTCCGTGTTCACTTGATAAATCCATTGAAGAATAATTTTCTTTTTTAAAGATTTGATTATAAAAATTCATATTCATTACATACATAAATCCAAATACAAATAACGCAATTACGATTGTATATAAAAATTGTTTTGATTTAATTATTTTTAATAATTTTTTTAATAATTTTTTTAATAGTTTAAACATATTATAGTTTATATTATAACGAAATATTATATTTTTATAATTATAACAACTTATACTATAAATATGAATAAAACGTCTAACCACAATAATCATGTTCATCAAAAAGTTGTTGAAAGTGGCGATGAACAGGTTATGACTACTAATAATATACTAAAAGATTTAAAAAAAGATATACCAATTGGTGCTGATTTGATTTATGTTAGTGTTGCTCATATAATTGGACATGACGATGAAGATTATGTATTATATGGATTATCATTATCTATTATATTAATGTGTTTATTTATTGGAATATTTCAATATCTTGTTATTTCACAAAAAAATAAATGGTATTATAATGCAATATATACTTGTGATTGTGATCATTGTTCACGGAAAAAAAACATTTCTTCATGTTCTTTGAGAATTCCAAAATATAAATTTTTAGGATTTTTAAGTGGTATTCTTCATATTTGTTCTTTCCTTGTGTTTGTATATTTTCATGGAGAACCTTTTAAATTTTATGGTTTATATGATAAAAATTTATCTTTTCTTTTTTTAATCATTTGGTCTTTCCTAAATGGTATTATTCATAAAATTATTAAAATAAATGTTCCAAAATATGTTTATATTAATATGAACAGAATTAGACAATTGAAAAATCGGAAAAAGGAATTGTTGGCAAGTCAATACAAAAAGAAGATTGAAAAAAGATATAATGGAATGGTTCAAAGACATATTCATTATATACAAACAAAAGTTACTCATAATGATGATTGTTTCTGTGAATATGATTTAGATAATATTTCATTTAAAGAGTTAGAACTTGATATAAAAGAAAGTGATGCCGAAGAAGAAGAAGAATTATTGGAAATTGAAAAGGAAATTAATAATATCACAATGAAAGGTAATATAGCACATAAAGAAATTGAAATTGTTATTGATAAAACAAAAACTGAAAAAGAAAAAATTGATAAAGAAATTGAAGATATTAATAAAGAAGATGAACCAATTTAATTATGTTTGATTTTTAAAAATTTATTTAAATATGAAAAATTTAATCTAAACATATGTTCAATTAAATTTTTTATATCTAAAAATGATGGATTTTTTACAAGTTCTCTTATTATATTTTGTTGATTATTTAAAAATATTGACCTTATGTTTAATTGTTCTTCATTATTTCTAAAATAATAATTGTATCTTTTTATATATACGTGCGTTTCTGTTATATGATCGTTCGTATAAAAACATTTATTAAATTTTATAAAATTATAATGATTTTTTGATATGTAATTTGCTATTCCATAATCACAGTAATTAAGATTTGATGCGTGTTTATTTTCACAATACGAACATAATCCACATAAAACTTTATTAATTCTCTTATATCGGCATTTTTTTAAATTTATTGCTGATAATGTTACATAATCTATTATATTCATTTCATATTTTTTTATTCTATGACCTAACGCATTATTATCAAATGATTCTAATTCATACATCATTATATTTTTTGGTCTTACTTGATAAAATTTACAATTACAACTATCACATAAATATATTAATAATTCGTTGTATTCTAAAAAATTATTTAAGTTTAATAAATTAGCATATTCCCCTATTTTATTATATAATACTGTATATAACATCTTATATTTTTATTTATTATTTTTTAAAATTGATTTAAATAAATAAAAATATATATAAATAATATAATAAAATGTCTATTAATAAATCTTTAGTATCTGTCTTCAAAACATTACAAAAAAATGATTCAACTTCAAAAAAATTTACCAAATTAGCAAATTTATATGGAACTTTAACATTTAATGATAAATTGTTTTTAAAATTTTATAATGATTTTAAACAAAATAGAAAAGATATTACTAAATTAGCATATTTCAAAAATACTAATATTAGAAAAGTTTTAGTTTCTATGTCTAATGATGATAAAAATTCAATATTAGTTAATTTAAAAACAGCTTTTAAAATTGCTGAAAAACATATTATTACTGGTGGTGAACAAAAACACGAATGTGGTAATAATTGTTCTCATGATCATAATGATATGGAAAAATTATTAGGTAATAAAAAAATCGCTAAAATGTTAAAGAAAAAAGGTGTTAAAGAACAATTACAAAAAACATTAGGAAAACAATTTAATATGAAAAATGGTAATATTGAAGATATGTTGAAATCTGCTATGAAAGACCAATTACCAGAAGGTGAATATAATATGTTAAATTCTGTATTAAGCAATCCAATGGTTAAGTCATTATCTGATAAATTATTATCTGAAGAAAACTTAAACAAATTGAAAGATGTCTTTATGGATTTTATTGCTGATGATGAAATCGCACAAGAAATCAATAATATTAAATCAATATTTAATGAAACAAAAGTAATGAATGTTGTTACTGAATTATTTGGTAAAATTAAAAATTTAGATGATATTTCAAATATACAATCTCTTGTTGAAAACAATGCTGATATTAAAGATATTGTTGGTAAATTTGAAAATGCTATGAAATCTGGTTTAATCAATGAAGAAAAATTAGTTGGTTTAGCACAAAAAGCTGCTGATAAATTTATGGCTGAATTGAAAAATATGAATATTTTAGATGGTAAAAATATGGGTATGTTAAAAACTGTTATAGGTCAATTCGGTGGTGGAAGTTTATTCGGTGATTCCAAACCTGAAAAGAAATTAACAAGACAAGAACGTAGAGCAAAAGCAATGAAAAAATATAGAAGAAATAAACGTACTGAATTAAAAAATAAGAAGAAAGGTAAAAGAAATAATAAAAAAAGAAATTAAGTTTTTGAATTAATCCAAAGTAAAATTTATTTATATTATTAAAATATAATTTATAATATAATGCTCATTATTCTCCCATTGTCAATAATAATTTTCCCTGTTTTAGTAATAGGAAGTATAGATTTTCGCAAATGGTTAAAAGAAAGAAAAAGAAGAAAAAATATTTAAAAATAATAGAACAAAAATTAAAATTATTTTAATTAATCCTAATTAAAATTGAATTCAAATAATATATTAACTTTTAATATACTATTTGAAAATATTATGAATACTTTGAAATTTTTAATCGCATTTTTAACTCCAATATTCGCTAAGAAAATCGTTCATTTAAAACCAGAACACGATTATAAACATTTAAATGAATATGTTAATTTAGGCGAACATCATTATTTATTTGTTGAAGATGATTTTGATTTTAGTTCTCTCAACGATGAACATATTTATGAAATCACAGAAGATGAACCAGTTGATATTATTGAACCTCATATTGATTTAGATGCTCATTTCTTTAATCAAATGATTTGTGGTAATGATTATAATTGGGGTTTAGATAGAATTAATCAAAGAAACTTACCTTTAGATTGTGAAATTAATGAAGAAAATGATAATGCTGATATTACAGTTTATGTTTTAGATACTGGTATTGATACTTCACATCCTTGGTTACAAAATTCTGAATGGGGAACTAATTGTGTTGGTTTAAATGGTTGTGGCGTTGGTGATGGTAATAATGCTGATGAACAAGGACACGGAACACATGTTGCTGGTATTATTGGTGGTTTAAATGTTGGTGTTTCTAAAAATATTAAAATTATTTCCGTTAAAGTTTTAGGAGACAACGGTTCTGGTTCTACTACTGGTATTATAAGAGGTTTATTATGGGTTTTACAAGATGTTAATAATAGAAAAACTAAAGGTATTATTAATATGTCTTTAGGTGGTGGTAAATCTACACATTTAGATAATGTTATTAATTCTTTATATGATCAAGGTATTATTACAGTTGTTGCTGCTGGTAATGACGATAAAGATGCTTGTAATGTTTCTCCTGCTCGTGCTGATAAAGCTGTTACTGTTGGTGCTTCTACTTCTGCTGATACTGAAGCTTCTTTTTCTAATCATGGAAGTTGTGTTGATATTTTTGCACCTGGTCATAATATTTATTCTACATATCCTGTCGCAAAAGGTAGCACTGAAACATTATCTGGTACTTCTATGGCTGCTCCATTTGTTGCTGGTGTTATCGCTCATATATGGTCTAATAATATTCATTTGGAAGCCAGCGAAATAATTGATATTTTATATGATGATTCTACTATGAATACATTAGATAGTCTTGATGGTAATACTATCAATAGATTTCTTTATTTAACTGATCAAACAAGAACTCCTTGGAGATTTATTTTAATTATTACTGCTATCGTGTTAACAATTTTATCTTTATGTTCTATTTGTTGTTATTGTTGTTTGTGTTATAAATGTAGATGTTGTAGAAGAAGAGAAGAACAATCACCTATTATTAGAGAAAGACAAGAAATTATTGATGATATTATCGTAATTAATGAAATATTACCAAGTGCTCCATATCAAGATGTTTTTTATGATGAAGAAGGTGTTTAAAATTACCTATTTAAATAAAAAAATTAAATTAAAATTTATTTTATAATTTAAATCATATTATATAATAAATAACCATGTCTAAACAAAAATATTGTCAAACTTTCAACAAACAAATTAGAGCTTTTTTTAAACAAATTACACAAATTTATCCAGAAATTAAAGAAATTAAATCTCTCAAAGGAAAATTAAATATGGCTTTAATTGCTGATGAAACTATTGCTATTAAACATTTTAATACTCAATTAGTTCAAAAATACGAAAAACAAATATTAGACGAATATGCGAGAAATTAGAGACAACAACAGTATGTATACATTAAATCAAGATGACATTCAAATGTACTTAAAAGACCTTAGGAAGATTGATGTTATGACACCAGATAGAGAAAAAGAATTGTCAAACATAATGTGTTCCGATAACTGCACTCAAGAACAACGTGACGCGATACATAAGGAACTACTAGAAGGTAATCTTAGATTTGTTATAACAGTAGCAAAACAATATCAAAATCA